ACCCCTCTTGCGTTGTGTTTGTTTCTTATACAATGCTTTCGCTACTTCCACGTTCTATTGGGAGTACTTTACTGTCAAGGTATCTTAGGCCGCGGAGACTCGCTATCTTCGCCGCTAAGGTAAGCGCTGTGGCTGCAGGTGTGGCTATCAGTTATGTGTGTATACGTCGCGTAGTCGCGGCGTCACGCCCAGTCTTATCACGGTACCTATACAGTAAGCGCGTAGCGCCACACCCGTTGGGTGAGATGGTGCTACGTTCGGAGTTCAAGGGACTTGAAATTATCAAGCATCCGGACGAGATGTCATGTACACATCCTCAGTCTGCTGGATCAAGGAGCACAGCATCACACTTTTTCTCACGTTACGCTGATCTTTTGGGCCTAGACATATTATTTGTTCAGGGTTCAAATGCTGACCTGCGTAATGGTCGTGCAATTTCGCGCGACTATTTTTGGGACAAAGATTACACTGTGCCGCCGCAGGCTGAAAACGTTGATTATGCCCGTACCGTACAGGCATTAGTCGACGTGGATTATTACGTGAATATGCCGGAACGCTTGCTTGTTTCATATCCATCACCGATATTGATTTATGGGTTTTCTCCGCACCATGCGGCTGGGTGTACACAAGAGTTTAGTTATTGGTTTAATAAGGACCATTCTGTCACATATCTACTTAACGGGGGTATGATGTATAGCCACTATCTGTGGGACTATTCACCTGATACTGTCCGCGTGGTGGGGTACACTCTTGGTGTTCCCACGCGTGTCTCTGTCTACAAGATAGATAGGAGACCGCTGGGTACTGAGCATGAGATGACGCTTCTCACGCCTATCGCCAGTTGGCGTGGGTCAGCAGCTCTTATTGCTTATTTTCTTACCCAAGGTGTGCATTTAGAGAGATTTGATCCCATTGTTGGCGACTTCGTGAGGGTCTACCGGAAGTTCGGTGGTTCCTATGAGGTCTCCACAGGCATAGTCGGTAAATCACTCCAGTGTACAGTTCCAGTTGAAGTCGATGAGGCTATCTCATCAGTTGCTCGCACGTCTAGCTTGGCATTGACCCAAGCCACCACATTGAGCTATATGAATCCTGATGAGAGAGAGTCATTGCGTCCTGGTTCAGCTGTATTACTAGAGTTTCATAGGTCTATTACAGACCGTGGCAGGTATGTGTATCTTGCTTCTCATAACAAGGGTGCCCACGTTTTTCCTATACAAGAGGGTGTTCAACACACTCAGAAAGCACTTAAAGATTATGATGAAGATGCAAAGCCTACCATGGTCCCATTCATGCACCCATTTATTAATGGTGCTTATGCACCTGATCGCACACGGGCGAATGAACAATTCTGCATAGATGAGCGCATTACAAAAGTGTCAAATGTGAATAATAGTGAGGTTACGGTGACTAGGTTTTTGGACAAGATGACGGTGGCTTTTGTTAGCTGCCTTGTCGATGAGCAAACTGCGCGCACTTATCATCCATTTGATGATGATGAGGTGTATGCGCGGCAGATTAAACCTACTCAGCGAGCGCTACTAGAGCAGGCACAGAATGAGACACCTTTTGACCAAGTGCGCCTTAATATGAAGGCAGAGACCTATGGCGGTGCAGATAAAGCACCGCGACCGATTTCGGTGATTGATAAAGTCAGGAAGCTGGAATACGCAAAGTTCATGTATGTTGTCTCAGATCTATTAAAAGAAACGAGATGGTATGCGTTCGGTAAACCGCCGATAGAACTTGCGGAAAGTGTTGCGGCACTTCTTACAAATGCGAATAATGTAGCGCTATCAGATTTTAGTAAGTTTGATGGACACGTGAGTATTGTGTTCCGTTTGCTTGAGCGCCGGCTTCTCCTACGGCTATTTAGACCAGAGTATCATCACCAGTTGATAGAATTGCATAATGCACATTTTAGATTGACTGGCAAGAGTACTTTTGGTGTTAAATTTGCTAGTGGAGATGCCAGGCTGTCAGGCGGCATGGACACATCCTCGTTCAATTCTATTGGTAACGCATTTGTGAATTTTCTAGCTTTAGTCTCGCAGGTGGAAGATGGTGTCAAGCGTACCCCCATGGAGGCTTACACTAGGCTTGGTCTTTATGGTGGGGACGATGGGCTAACCCCCAACGTCTCCGCCAAGGACCTTGTGCGTGTTTCTAAAATGGTGGGTATGAAGGTTGATGTCATAGAGATCCCTAGAGGTGTAGGAGGGGTAAACTTCCTTGCCAGGATCTATTCACCCGAGGTGTGGTTTGGCAGCACGAATACGTGTTGTGACCTACCAAGACAGCTGACCAAGTTCCATGTGACACAAAGACTATCAGATGATGTCACGCCAGAGATGAAGTTGCGTGAGAAGGTGAGAGCCTTTTACATGACTGACCGCAATACGCCATATTTTGGCCAATTTCTGAAGAAAGCTGTTGACATCATGCAGGGAGTCCCTGAGGTGGAGGATCGTACACTCCAAATACGCAAATGGAATTCTGACTTGCCGGAAGACAAGCAGTATCCCAATGAGTATGAGGAATGGATGTATGATTATGCTAACACCTCGCTGGGGCGGTTCAATTTTGACGCAATATATTTTATGCACCAGATTGAGGCCGCTGATTCCATAGATGACTTACTGGAAATAGGTCATGCCGGTGATCCGATTGAACCATCACCGGCGACCGAAACAGTAGTGAATGGAAACGTGTATAAGATGGGGGTGGTAGCCCATCGTCCACGTCCCCTGCCCGAAGTGGCTGGTGACCACTCCGAAAATCTTCATAATGATTCTAACGATGGGCCGTTCCGAGGTATAGAGGAATATATAAAAGTCCTCAAACCCTCAGCACACGGAACAGAGGTCGTGACTAAGTTGCGACCATCTTCAGTTGTACGTGACTACAACTGCCCCCGTTTGGTCATCGCGTTATCGTGCTCAGGAAAGACCACATACATCGGTGAGAGGAAAGATCTCTTTGATGGTGATTGGTCTCACGCCGTGGTATCTGTCTATAGAGATTATCGACCAGGGGATCTGGTCCGCGCTTTATGCTCATTGCTTAGGCGCGAATCTAGACCTATCATGGCCCATGCTGAGTTGCATGTCGTACATCGGCTCGTCGCGGAGGGTTTCCCACGCGAACGGGTCGTATTTTACGACATTCCACTTAAGTTGTGGATGCAACGCATGCGTGAGCGTAATATAGACGACCGAGCGCGCAGCAATTGTATGAAAGATTGGGAAGAGTGGCGAGCGTGCACCGATTATGTTAAGGCAGGTAGTTTTGACGACTGCCTTGACGGTGTAGTACGCGAACCTCCCACAGTTAGGCCTGCACGGCCTAAACGGAGATAGTCTGATCTCCACCTACATACACGCTTGGGCCACTAGGAACGGTGGTGGCCCAATGGGCGAGTTTTTAACTTTGCGTGTTGTAGTTTGTTTTTAGAGTCCATTGTGACGATTTGTTTATTCTTTTCTTTCGTTGTTATTTGTTATGACGCAAGAATCACATACAGTAGAGGTGCTTGACAGGTTAATTCAGTCGAGTGCCCTTTCACCAGAGGGTGCCGTGTTCTTACGGAACGCGTGTGACCCATTCCCAGATGACCAAGTACCGTGTGCTGGCTTTCCGGACGCTGATGCGTCCTCCACGGTGGTGATTCGATACAAAGAACAAGCCTCCATCACTGCGCCTGGCGCAGGGTTGTGGGACTGTATCGTGTTCAACACCCCATTGTCAGGCCACCATTATTGGGTCGGAGGTGCCATGTTGGTCAATGATGCCGAGATCGCGTATCAGTCCACTCCACCACAAGCCATGAGGCTTGCACCACTTATTGTAAATTATGCTGATGCTGGGGAGGCACTCATACCCGATTCTGGGCCGGCCACGTGGACGCCAGCAAATTTTGCACAGCAGTACTTACGTACTGTGCCTGCGAATTTGGTGCACTCCACCCATCGAATTGTCGGTTTAGGGTTCGAAGTTACCAATACCACAGCTGAGATGTATAAGCAGGGATCTGTCACCACTGGCACGATCCCACAGATTACGCAGCGTGGTTACAGACAATTTGACGATGGTGATTCGGTGATAGACACTTACAATTTTCCCACGTATGAGTTTAGTTTGCCTCCAGGTAGTATTGCTGATGCACAGAGTCTCCCGGGTTCTAGGACTTGGGCCGCTGCGCAGGGGGTTTACGCAACTTGTGGGCTAAATGGAGTGGCGAATCCCTTCCAGGCAGAGTGCAATGCACAGATGGTGGCGTTCAACAACAGTGATAGGCAGACGGGCGCTGGGATGGGGTGGGCATATTATAATGCCGGTAATGCGTCCACTGCTGGCGCATTCAACCCCGCCCCATACGACACCTCCTTTGCATATTTTACGGGTTTGTCCAACGAGACAGTCCTACAGGTAGTCATTCATACGTATGTTGAAGTGGCACCCATACAGGGCGATGCATTGTTGGCGATGGCTTCGCCATCGGCTCCGTACGATGTGAAAGCACTTGAGTTATATGCTCACGTGATGCGGGAGGTTATTCGTATTGTTCCTGTCTCTGAGAATGGTCTTGGAAAGCTCTTTAAGCGCGTGGTGCGCGTGATTGCCAAGCATGCTGATCCCATCCTTAACATTGCTGATAAAATAGTTCCTGGTACAAAGAAGTATGCGCACATTGTTATGTCCGCTGCCAATGAGGCCAGGAAACTTATTCAACCAATAGGTAAAGGGGGGGTTTTGCCAGCATCCACGTCGCGAGCTGTCCAAAAGCGAATGCGTAAGCTTGCTATCAAATGATGCACTTGCACGTTTGCGGTACTAACTGTATGTTTCCTTTTATTGTTTCTTTTATATTTCTATTTATATTTATATGTAGTACAAAAAGGTGTTCCCAAGGGGAATAAAGATAGTCTATATGTCGTCATTAATCCGTTCACGCCGTGAGCCATAGAATACGTTGCTATGGCTCATGGCCGCTAGTTGTCACTTATCCCACTGTG